GGCCGCGTGGGCAGCGGCGGCGGCACCCGCATGCACCTGCCGGTCAACCCCATGGTGTTTGGCAGCGCGCCGCGGTTCCACACTGGTGGTGGTTTCGGCCTGCGCTCGGATGAGCGCGCGGCCATCCTGCAGACCGGCGAGCGTGTGCTGAACCGCCAGCAGACAGCGGCTTATGACGCCGGGCGCAGCGGCATGGGGCGGATGCGGGTGGAGATCATCAACAACGGGCCGCCTGCGAAGGTGGAGAGCGCGGGCGTCAGCAAGGGCGCCGATGGCGACCAGCTGCTGAGGGTGATGATCTCCGCCGTGGCCGACGACGTTGCCAATGGCGGCGCGGTTGCCCAGGCCGGTGTGGCTCGCTTCGGCTGGAAGGAGAGCGTATGAGCCAGTTGCCCGCAGGGACCCGGATGGAAATGACCGGCCTGGGCGAGAACCTCGCCCCGTCCATCGAGCGGACCGAGATGGAACGTGGTGTTGCCAAGCAGCGGCTGCTCAACAGCCAAGTGCTGTGCACGTTCAAGGCCACGTTGTACTTCGCCACATCGCAGGCGGCCGATGACTTCATCGACTGGTATCTGGATGAGATCCGGTGCATCGGCTGGTTCCAGGTGCGCAACCCGCGCAACGGCCAGCTGCTTACCGTTCGCTTCGAAGAAGGCAAGGTCGGCGAACTGAATCCGGTGGATGACAGCGACTACGACAGCCGCCGTGCGGTGGTCATGGAGTACATGCGATGAGTACCTTCACCGAACGCAAACAGCGCGTCACGGATACCAGTGGCACTCTGCTGTTCCTGTCGATCACCGCGCCATCGCTGCCGGCGCCGCTGCGTATCGTCAACGACACGCAGGATTGGGTCAGCCAGGGGGTGGAGTATCTGGGCGTGCCCTTCAGCTTCAAGCTACCGGAGGACACGCGGGGGCAGTCGCCGCGCGCGCAGCTGGTGCTGGACAACGTCGGGCGCGGAATCTCCGAAGACCTGGAAGCGCTGGCGCCGAACGAATTGATGATGGCGCGGCTGATGGTCAGTGACCGCGCGCAGCCGAGCATCTACGAAAAGGACTACTACCTGCCGGTCACGAAGGTCACCGTAGCTGGCGCCACCGCGTCGGCCCAGTGCGGCGTGGACTTCCTGATGCGGCAGCAGGCGGTGCGCCTGCGGGCAAACCCGTTCACCCTGCCGGGGATCTTCTGATGCTCCTGGCGGATGTTGAAGCGCTGGTGGGCGTCCCGTACTGCGAGCACACCTGCGATTGCGCTGATTTCGTGGTGCTGGTGCAGCAGCAGCTGTTCGGCCGCGCGGTCCAGCTGCCCGGCGCCCGGCCGCGTGGTGTGGCCGGCCAGGCGGTGATCGGCGACCTGTCACGGCCATATGCCACGGCCGTCGCCGCGCCGATGGATGGCGATCTGGTGCTGATGATCGAGCATGGCCAGAAACGTGCCGGCCACGCTGGCGTCTACTTCCGCCTGGCCAATGAGGCCTGGGTGCTGCATTCGAATGAGAAGAACGGCTGCAGCGTGCTGCACCGCGTTCGTGATCTGCCGGATTTCGGCTTGAGAATCGAGGGTTACTACCGATGGGTCTGATGAACGCTACTGCCCCGCTGATTGTCACCCCCCATCCGGTGACGCTGGAAGGGCAGCGCACGCTCGCCGCCGAGCTTCGGGAGGGGGAGCGCCTGGGTGCCTTCCTGGCGCGCAACGTGCCGGACTATGGCGGCGACCTGTGGGAGGTGCGCATCAACGGCGTGCTGGTGCCGCATGAGGTCATGGACCGGGTGCGGCCCAAGGGCGGGGCGGTCATCGAGGTTCGCGGGGTGGTGAAGAAAACCGCGCTGATGATCGTCGCCTTGGTGGCGCTGACCGTGTTCACGGCGGGCGTGGGCACGGCCATGGTGACGGCGGGCTACGGTGCCGTGGCCGTGGGCATGGCCCAGGCCGCGATCTATGCGGCGGGCGCCCTGATCATCAACAAGGTGCTGGGCCCAAAGCAGCCGAAGCCCCGGGCCAGCGACGCGGGCACGGTCTACAGCATCGGCGCTTCCCGTAACCAGCCGCGGCCCTATGAGCCCCTCGGCCTGCTGCTGGGCGGGCCGATGCGCATCACACCGGATGTCGCCAGCAATCCCTACAGCTGGTACGAAGGCGACGACCAGTACATGGCCATGGTGCTGACGCCGGGCATCAACGTGGGCCGCGTGGAGGCGCTGTACAACGGCGATGCCCTGCTGTCGACGTTCGAGGGCGTCACCGTGTGGCATAACGGCTTCTCGCAGATGCCCAGCGAGGACATTCCGCTGTACAGCAACGCGGACACCATCGCTGGCGGTGCGCTGGAGGCGGAGAAGGGGCGGCCCAGCCAGTGGGTCCAGCGAACCAGCAGCGCCAACACCATCCGCCTGAAGGTGGACGTGGACTTCATGCTGTTCGATACCACCAGCAAGGGCAAGCCCAAGGACAACCAGGAAACCATCGAGGTGCAGTACCGGGTGGTCGGGGCGACCAACTGGATGTTCTATGGCTCCTACGCTGTGGTGAGCCGCTCACAGAAGCAGCAGCGACGGAGCTATTCGTTGGACGTGCATGAGGGCCAGTACGAGGTGCGCGTGCGCATCGCCGGCCGCAACACGGACGGCAGCGGTGCCACCAGTGACTTCACCTGGTCCACCCTGACCAGCATCCAGAAGGACACCGCCGATTACGCCGGCCTGTCGCGCATCGGCATCCGCATCAAGGCCACTGGCCAGCTCAACGGGCAGCCCGATGAAATCCGCTGCGTCGCGTATTCCGCGCCCGTGCCTGTTTGGACTGAGGCCGGCTGGGTTACCCAAGAGACCAGCAATCCTGGTGCGCTGATCCTGGCCTACGCTCGCGGCTTCCGTGATGAGAGCGGCAAGCTGATCGCCGGCGTGGGTTTGGAGGATCCGCAGATCGACATTGAGGCCCTGAAGGGCTTCATGCTGTCCTGTGCGGCCGAGGGCTACACCTACGCGCACCACATCAAGGACGTGCGCAACCACGACGACGTGCTGAACGCCGTGGCATTGGCCGGCTTCGGTCAGATCAGCTGGGCCGGCGGCCGCCTGTCGGTGGTGTGGGCCGGCGCCGACCAGCCGCTGTCCGGCGTGGTCAACATGGCCACCATCAAGAAGGGGCAGTTTCAGGTCGACTACACCCTGGCCAACGCAGCCGACGGCATCGAATACAGCTACTTCGATGCCACCGACTGGACCACCAAGACGCTGCGCGTCGCGGCGCCGGGCGTGACCACCATGCTCAACCCGGCCACGGTGCAGGGTGAGGGCATCACCAGCGAGGCGCACGCGGCCCGCATGGCGCGCTACCACCTGGCGCAGTCGCTGTACCAGTACAAGGACATCAGCTACAGCACCGACATCGAGCACCTGAGCTACCGGCGCCTGTCGGTGCTGGCACTGCAGCACGACCTGACCCAGTGGGGCTTCGGCGGCCGGCTGGTCTCGACAAGCCTGCAGGCCGGTATCGTGACGCTGCAGCTGGATGAGCCGGTCCCGGCACCGGCGGCCGGCAACGCCTACATCGGCCTGCGCATCCCCGGCGAGCGTGTCTATCGCGTGTTCCGCGTGCAGCCTTTTACCGGCACCAGCGACACCCTGCGCCTGATCGAAGCGTGGCCCGCCGACGCGCCGCTGCCCGGCGCCGCCGCGGCGAACCCGGCCCACGACACCATCTGGATCTACGACTTCAAGCAGACGCCCGGCTACCGCGTGCGCGTGACCGGCATCGAGCCGGAGAGCGACCTGAAGGGCGCCAAGGTGTCCGTGGTGCCCGAGCCCCCGGAGTTCTGGAACTACGTGCTAACCGGCCAGTATGTGCCGCCGGTCAACAACAGCCCGAGCCTGACTCGCCCGGTGGCCAGCGGCCTGGCCGTGACCGAGCAGCAGGTGGTGCAGGGCGATACCGTGTTCACCGAGCTGACGGTGACGTTCGAGGTCAGTGGCCCGGTGGGAAATGTGGTGGTGCTGGCCGCCGGCAGCGATGGCGTGCTGGCCGAGGTAGCTCAGACCAGCACCCGCACTGCCACGTGGCGGATCAGCCAGGCCGATCAGTACACCGTGGTTGTGCGCCCCTTCAGCCCGGAAGGGCAGGTGGGTGTGTCGGCGTCCGTTACCTACGTGACCGCCGGCGCGGATGTGCCGCCACAGCTCGTGGACTACTTCGAGGTGAACGACCTGGCCGGTGGTGTACGTATGTACACCTGGGGCTTCCTGGCCGACACCATCCAGTCCCCGGACTTCGCTGGCGTGGAGGTGCGGTACACCGCCGGCGTGGTCGCCGAGCCGGTATGGGAGGCCATGACGCCGATCGGGGAGACCGGATACCACACCGTGCCCTTCGAGGCGGTGGTTCCCAAGGCCGGCAACTGGACCTTCGCCTGCCGCTCCCGTAATACCTCCGGTGAGCTGTCCACGGACATGCGGGTTGTGACCAAGGCGCTTGGCCAGAACCTGGGCGAGCAGCTGCAGGAGACCTACGAAGAGGCCGAGCGGGCCAACCAGCGCGTCGGCCAGGAGATCATTGATCGGCTGGCCGGTGATCTGGCCGCCGTAAATGAGGCCATCGGGGCAGCAAACGATGCGTTGTCCAAGGCGCGGGAGTACACCGACGCCCAGGTAGCAGCGCTCAACGGCATCCTCGAGGACATCGTCGGGGCGGATGAGTGGGCGGCCGGGATCACCTACCCTGAGGGCGACTTCGTTCAGCGTAACGGAACGCTCTACCGCGCCCTGCGGGAGAACACGGGCGTGGAGCCGGGCACGGCGCCTGCCACTTGGCAGGAGATCGGGGACTACACCTCGGTGGGCGAGGCCTTGGCGGCCTCCATCAGCATGTCTACCCAGAACGCCACCGATATCTCGGCGCAGGCTTCGCGGGTAGATGCAGTGTCGGCCCGGATGCCGGCCGGCGGCGGTCAGCTCGCGACCTCCGCTCAAGTCGCGTCGATGGAACAGGCCAGTGTGGACAGGGATGAGGCCATTTCCGACCGCACGTTGACGCTTGAGGCGCGGATGCCGGCAGGTAGCGGGCTGGTCGCCTCGCAGGCCCAGGTAGATGTCGCACAGCAAGCCCGCGCGGAAGGGGATGCTGCGTTGGCCAGGGACCTGTTGGCAGTTCGCGCTGAATCCGAAAACGCTTTCTCCCCCGTTATAGGGTGGGAATTCGTGGGCAACTCGGCGGGCTTCACTGCTGCCGGTGCAGTGCTGGACTTCTTCCCGATCGCTGCATCTATCCGCGGCGCGATGGCTGTTTTCTCCAACAGCAACGATCCTCAGATCCTGTCGCCGGAGATCAACGTGCCCGGAAAGGCATGCCCTATCGTTCGTGCACGCATTCGGCGTCGGCAAGGTGGACCGATCTGGGACGGTACGCTTTACTGGGCAACGGATGCGCACAGCTTCAGTGGCCAGTACGTGGGCTATCCCGATGTGCTGCCAGTCCCGGATGGCTTCGTGACGGTTACATGGGACTTGTCGGGCAGTGAAGACTGGAACAGCTCCGTTATCAAACGGCTGAGGTTGGATCTGGGTGCTGCTCCGAATGACCTGTTCGACATCCAGTGGCTGATGCTCGGGAGTCGTGGCGGCGGAACGGCCCAGACTTTGAACCTTGTCCAATCAAGCGTACAAGGGCAGGGCGAAAACCTGGAGGCGCTTGCTCGAGATGTTGCTAGCGCCACCGCGGCATTGTCAGGAAAAGCGGAATCTAGTGCAGTCCGCGATATGGCCTCCACGGTTCAGCAGCAGGGGGCGCAGATAAGTGCCTTCTCTAACAGTGTGGATCAGGTCAAAGCTCAACTGGGGGGCAGCGGCAACCTGGTCAAGAACGCAGGCTTTGAAAGTTCTCTGTCCGGGTGGAACAAACTACTCGATCAGTGGGGCGCTGACTTTCAGCGCAACTTGGCTGGCGAGGAATGGCGCCCCTCCGGAATATCTACGATTGGTGCGAGTGTTGCAGGAACGCCCAGCGGCTCACTCGTGGTCGGCAGTGACCTGATTCCGGTCGAGGCGGGTAAGCGCTACATTGGTTCTGTATACAGCGCAGCTCACCGGTGTCAGACATTTGGCCGCTTGGTGTTCCTCGATGCTGCTGGTCGTGAGATCGGAAACGGGCAGGAATTGGTGAGAAACCCGGGCGCGGGCGGCGGGAACCAGCTCAATTTCTGGCATCGGGGGGTATCGCCCGCTGTCGTGGCACCTGCGGCAGCAGTAGGTGCGTCTTTCCAGCTGTGGATTTTGGCAACCGGCGGCACTGACCCCTACGGTTGGTTCGCGCGGCCTATGCTTGAAGAGGCACGCGCGGATCAGAGCTCGCCCTCACCCTGGCAATTGGGCGCGGCCGGAGTCGATGCGAAGTATGCTGCGGCCACCCAGGCACTTTCGGTGCGTGCGACGCAACTGGAGAACGGGCAGAGTCAGCTGCAGGCCCAGTACAGTTGGGCGCTGGACGTGAATGGCCGCGCCATAGGCATGACGTCGATCAACAACGGCACCATCGGCCGGATCGATTTCGTTGCGGACCGCTTCGGCATTGTGGATCCGAACAACACCGGCAGCACGACGTTTGAGGGCGGCCGGTGGATCACTCGCTCGGGCGGCTACATGCTGGCCCACGGCAAGCCGTTCGGTGTTACCGGTGACCTGATGATGTGGCTGGGCATCGGCTCCGATCCCGCCAACGCCAGCAAGGGCAACGGGCTGTTCTAGA